TGTATTAAAAATCTTTCCAGTTGTTTTCCCAGTCCGATTCACGCGAGCACTCCATGAACGTATTGGGACACACTGGATCAGCCTCGGGTTCGACCACGGTAACAAGCTGCCTGTACTCGTTCTTGTACAGTACCCAGCACTCAACAGTAGTGTGGCCTTTGATTGCCAGCCTGATTTTGTACCATACATTTTTCTTGGTTTTGAATCCGATCTGGCCACGCTTGTCCAACATTTCAATAGTGATATTCAATCTGCTATATGCCTCATGTAACCCAATCCATCGTGGGTTGACGAATTCGTTGTTCAGCTCCCAGTATTCCGCCTCAGAAAGCCCAAGGTTGATACGTTCGCGCATACGCCAAGTGAAGTGCCGCATCATGCTTTGGCGGTACTCGTTAAGCCATTGTTGGTAGCGGATCTTTTGTTTCTTGGTCATGGTGTCCTCACAGTATACGAGTTATATTATCTGGAATAGACCGATTATTAAACGCCATTTCTTCTCTATAAAAGTTTTGAGCAGACACATGATACGGTAATTCAAATTCTAATACATTATTTATGCTAATAATGGATTTAGCAAACGTGCAAGCATCATCATACTCTTTCCTGACATCCCACCATCTATTCATGTCATCGTTGAATTTATTGTATACAGAATCCCATGTCTGTATTCTTTTCCAGATCCTAAATACGTTGTAATTGGCATATTCTATATAATACAATCTCCACCCGTCGTATTTTACTCGTACTTCAAAATGTTTTTTTGGTTCCATCACTTCACCCCCACCGCAAACGTAATTACAGTGCCATTGCTGTAAATCTTGTAACCAATGTGATTCGCTTCGTCGATTTGGATTGTGTAGCTCATATTATCCTCCGTGATCAAGTATACCACATGGCGATAAATTGTCAATAACAAGTTGACAAATTGTTTAGGACGGTGTAATGTTGAGACAAGGGGTATTGATATGAGCGATAAGCTAAAAGCAATTGTCTTGATATTCGTTGCGTGGGTTGTGGCGTCGGTAGTAGGATTTATTATATCAAAAGAAGCGGGTATAATTATTTGCGGTTTAGGTGGTTTTTTTATGATTATTCCGATGCTTCTTGTTTGGGGAGGTGGCGACTGATTACTTATTCTTCTGAAATGACCTGGTTAGTGAGTACAGGTCATAGAAGTCTGGATCGTTTGATAGAATCCTTTGGTGGCTATATTCCATTCCATCTGCCACATCATCGTCACTCGGATGAATCTTTGATTTAGAAGGGTTCCCATTCTCATCATATATCCGTGTCTTCCAGCACATGTCAATTTGTTTTACTGACTTGAATCTCTTTAATCTGCCCGATGATAGCATTTTATTGACAAGGAATATTCTTTCAATAACCGGCGGGTTAGTTGTGTTTGTTACTACATTAATGTCATTGTGTGCATACTCTGCCAAGTACCCATCGATAATCATCCTACCGCTTGCGTCTGGATATAGATAGATATTCTGCATGGGGAAGTCTTGTCTAATCAAGTTTGCAGATTGGGCAAAGTCCTTAAATTGCCAACACTTAATTACATAAAGTATTTTATTACGTTTAATAATAGCGGTTGCGCATGAACTTGCGATATTGAGGTCTTGACCTATGTGTATCTCGTCATCTGGTAGTATCTCAAAATCATCAACAGAGTTTTCTTGCTCATTATACGATGGGTATACCCTTCCTGCTTGTAAGTTAAGGAATGCACCCTCAAGATACACAAGCCTTTCAGTCTCGGTATAAAGTGAATACAATCGCTGATAGTATTCTGGATCAAGGTTGGTGTTATCTCTCGTACTTGCTCGTATGATAGCAAATGGGATCTTCTTGTCTTTTAGATTTTCAGTAATAGAATAGCACCCTCGCATTCCTTGACTTGTGGTGGTAAATATAGAGAACGGTTTTCTGCCATCGGGCAATGGAATACGTGTTCTTTCCTGTATTGCTCCGTAGGCTTCAATACACTTATCTATTGGCATCTCTTCAATTTCATCCGCGCAAAAGATAGAGAAGTTATAACCAAAAATAAGCTTAGGCTGGTCAAGGCTTATCACTATCCATTTAATCGTACCTATCATAAGCTCATTGGACTGGGCATTCCATCTGTACCTAATGCCTGATTCAATTAATGTTTTCTCAAGGTCTATCAATATCGTTTTTCTAAAAAACGTTATAGTTGGGCTACCTATACCACAAACCATGCTGCTACCATTGTAACGCTGCGTTATCATTAAAACGAATGCTACTATACTAAATGATTTACCGGCTGAATATCCGGCGATCATAAAAATAGATGACAAGTCGGTATTATTCCAAGGTAAGCTGATTAATTGCTGCTGATGTCTTAGTAGGTCGATATTGTAGTCTTTCACGTTCTAACATACTCTCCAAATAATCTATTAGCGGCCTTCGCATAAGCATTGTGAGCCTCTTCGGATGTATTATAATAACCAAGTGACATTTTCTTTTTATCGCATTGTATTTGCGCTCGGTATTTCTTTGTTGACTTATACCAAGTTACTCCCTTTAATCCAACCGTATTAGACTTGCTCATTTTGGCATTCTTGGCATTACCTCCTGAATTGGTAATCCGCAAGTTTTCCTTCCTGCAATCAAGAGTGTTTCCCGAAATGTGATCTACAATTTTACCGTCTCCCTTTGCGCAGCCCATGACCTCACGGTGAAGCAAATGATCAAGCTTTACAGTATTCTTACGACTGAATGAATGAAAATAGACATGGCCTGACCTATCAAATGATGACTTGTGAACATTCCAGTGACGCTTTGTTGCTATCTCGTAGTCTTCTTCATCGATCAATACCTCATATCCGCACAGCTCGATAACCATATTCAATCCTAATAAAAAGCCCGCATTCAGGTAGTAGTCTGATGCGGGCTTAGTAGTGGCGAAGCACTCCGAAAAGTTACTACCCTTTTCGCAATACTCTAACGCTTACATTATATCATTATTCTGTTTTCTTGTCAGGTACATAAATCTCTATATTACTATCATCAACTTTAGTTTGTAATCTGATGTTTAAGGTAGTTTCATTGGATGCGCTTTCATCTGGCCTATCTCTCCACTTATCTCTGCGCCTATTCTTAAGCCAAAAGATCATTGAAGTGGGGTCTGGGGGGTAATGTTCAACATATTCATGGGTAACTATCTCACCCTGATTATTGAATATCTTGACCGCCTTATGACTGTACCCTGTTGCTCTTTCAAACAATGATCGCTCTACAGCATCATCAGGTTCAATTTTACCCTTTAGGGCCTCCGAAAAGGCTGGATACTTCTTTACCCACTCATAAAAAGTAGAAACTGCTATTCCTAAATATGACGACATTTCCTCATCGGTCTTTCCAGCTAGGCAATATGCTTCTACTAATTTAGGATGGAACTCTGGATTATATTTACTTGGTCGCCCTGCCATATCTCCATTATCACCTATTTATAATTATTGGGCAAGAGGTCGTGATTTAACACTTTTGCCAAGTGGCTAAACCTCTTATACATCAACCAGTTAAGCTTATATTTTGGAAGAAGTAATGAGTAATACCATGGCTTACATATTGGTTTTATGAGGATCGAATAAGCATCAGGTGACATAAGCATTTTAACTGGTGTATTTGGCTTTAGTGTATCCAAGTACTTTCTTACATGCTCGTTAATAGCATTATATACGTCACTCATATTTTATCCTTTTGTGGCAAGTAGCTCAAATAGTTATAGTTCCGGTCACGGTTATATATGATATATCCCCACCCCATAGCACCTTATAGCCGCTTTCTGTTCTTGTTAATGTGTGACCACCTTGTATCTTTTCAGATTCACCAACCAAATGAAATGAACCCCATAGTGCAACATATATTTGCCATCTTAATGAATCAGAGCGTTCAGTATAGGCACTCATTACTCCCTACCTTTGTTAAGCAACATATCTAATCTGCAATCGAGATGATGCCCATTTTTATCTATTCCCCAGCATACAGGGCATCGATATTCCATCGAATCGTCACTGCCTGACCACTCCAATTGTCTTAGCATATCCT